AGCGCGTCGACGGCTCCTACGTCCGGGGGGCCACGGGCAACACGCTCGACATCCTGCCTGCCCCTGAGGGTTGGCCGGTTCCGTTCCAGGTCGGCCTCGAACACGAGGGCGGCACCGGCTGGGTCGGGTCCCCGGGCGGGATCTGGGGCGAGGCCTATGTCGATGCTCCGGCGGCCATCTCCAAGGCCCAGCGAGACGCCTTCGGCGGGGCATACCTCGGTGCCTACGGCGGCCCGTCGATCACGGGGACGATCCCGGTGGTCGGCTACGACGGCTGGCACAAGGGCCAGGCCGTCCAGTTCACCGACACGGGCCTCGGCTTCTCTGCTCGCTGGCTGATGATCCACTCCGTCTCGATCACCGCCAACGACCCGCAGGGCGAGGCGCTGTCCTACGGCCTCTCGGTGGGTGACGCCATGACGGCCGCGCTCGGCTACGCGCTCCGCAAGCAGCGCCTCGCGGACCAGCGGAAGGAAATCGCCCCGGCGTCGCAGTTCATCCCGTACATGGGCGACCTGCAGCCCGAGCCTGGCGGGACGCTCGTGGTCAGGATGCAGCTCGCGTCGGACTCAGGGTCGGTGCGGAAGGTCGCCGGCGTCGGCGCGCGGTGGTCCCTGCTCATCAACGGAGAATGGTCCGCCGACCCGTTCGATGACTCGCAGCTCTTCTGGCTGTCCGACGCGACGACCACGACGAACGAGATCGGCCAGGTCACGGCCAAGATGCACGCCGCGGCTGGCGCGACGCCCGATGCCGACGCGGCTAATGCGAAGGCGGACGTGGTCCTGTGAGCCGGCTCGGGCAGACGGTGCGGGTCAGGGGCTCGGGCATGATCGGGAGCGGTGGGTCGCCGTTCGTCGTCCAAGACTATTGCGGCGCCTGGCCCGTCCCCGTTCCGCACGCAATCAACGACGCGCGCTACGGGATCATCTGGATGGTCGCGAACCAAGCCGGGGTCGAGACGCAACTGAAGCTCGAGATCGATGGCTATTGGGAGAGCGGCACCACGATCCCGTCGACGTGGACGAGCGACCAGCCAGTCACGGTGCTCGCGCTCTCAGGCTCGTACTCGGCCGGCCCGCACGATTTCGTGGTCTCGCAGTCGACTGACGGCGGCTCTACCTGGTCGGGCGCCAACGCGACGCTCTTCGTGTGGGACGTGCCCGACGCCAGCATTTACGTCGCCTCGTGCGGATAGGAGTTTCCCATGCCGAATCCCGTTGCTCCCACCGAAGGCGGGTCCCGCCGCATCCCATTCCTCATCGACCCGGCCAATCCCGGCGTCGCCTACCTGGCGGTCGGCTCCGGTGCCATCAGCATGGGTGCCGGGCGGACGCCTGGCGCGGTCCCGGGCGCGCTCGGCTGGGGCCTCGGCTCCGCTGGCGTGCCGCTCCAGCATCACGTCGCCGACAGGTTCGTCCCGTTCGCCCTGACGGCCGTCACGACGGAGCAGCTCGCCTGGACGCCAGGCACGGGCAAGAAGGTCCGCCTCCTCGCGATCCATCTCAAGGCGACCGTCGAGACGACGATCGCGATCCTCGACGGGACGGGCGGTTCGACGTTGTACACCGTCGGGGCCGAGGTCGGCAAGACGATCACCATCCCGCTGGGCCCGATCGGGGTCCTCTCGGGCCTGGCGGACAACGCCCTCTATCTCACCTCCAGCGCCGAGGCCGACATCGCGGGGACCCTGTCGGGCTGCGAGGAGTGAGCGGCTAGGGGGTCGCGTCCGCACAGGTGAAGTGGTACGTCTTGCCCAGGGCGGCGAAATCCTTGACCGCGTTCGCGAGAGTGTCCACCGCGACCGAGTAGTTGGTCATGCCGCGGCCCACGGTGGTGGTGCTGAAGTTGCGGCCCCCGTCCCTCAGGTAGATCCCAGCATCTTCCATGGTCCCGTAGGCCGCCTGCATCTCGACGAGAAACCCGCCAGCGAGTCCCCAGCGCGGCATGTTCGTGATCGCGACGTCGGCTCGGTAGGCCATGGATGCGATCCGGTCACCGGCCTGCCCGACCGCGTAGAAGTCATCGGCCGCGAGGCCGACGTTGAGGTCTCCTCGGTAGTTGACGGTCGCCCTCATCGCACTCAAGGCCGTGCATGCTGAATCCAGCCAGCCGGTCGGGTAGACAGGCGTCGGCTCGGGCTTCGGGGTCGTCGCCGGCGACGGACTCGGGTCTGCCGAGACGAGCACCGCGTCGGCTGACGGCCTGGGCGTCGTCGCGACGAGCGAAGCCTGACTCGCGCCGCATCCCCCGAGGATCGCGGTGCCCAGAAGCACCGCCAGCGCCAAACGACCCGGCGCGGGCAGGGCAGACGCTGCACGCCTTGGGGGACCGGGGGCATCTCCTGAAAGGGGCGACATGTCCGAGCGCGAGCCGGTCACGGGCGTTGAGACGGTGCTTGCGGACCTGGCCGACGAGGTAGCCGCCGCGGTGGTTCGGGCTCGTCTCCGTCTTCGTCGTCTGGAAGGTCCGCGCCGAGACCGCGGGCTGCGCCCTCCCCAACCGCCCCGAGCAGGAACTTCTCGATCGGGTAGTACGGCTCGGGTGGCGGCGTGGGGACGGCTGGCGGATTCCGGAAGAGTTCTTCACTGACCCGGAGCGCCGCGGCTAGGGCCGCCGACTCGTAGACGTTCGGGAGTCGCTTCCCGTCGCGCCAGGCCGCGAGCTTGCGCGGATCCACGTCCATCTTCCGAGCAACCGCGCGCTCGGACACTCCCCGCTCACGGAGCGCCCGCCGCAGCGCGTAGCCGAATCGCTCGCGCATCTCAACTTCGCCAACCATGAGCACGATGCTAGGGCTGCTCACGTGTGACCATGCCACGAGTTGACGCAGCGCCCCGGTTCCGGCCCCACGGTACGAAAGTGCCATTTGCGCGGTGCTTGACATTGCGCGGCGATTATGCATCATGATGCAAGAGATGAGCACTGCACCAAACCGGACACACGCCCAGCAACTGGTGTCACTCCGCACCGGCCGCGAGGTCCCCGACGCCCTGCGCGACCTCTACATCTCGCAGGGCCTCTCCCAGGAGGACATCGCCCGCGAGTGGGGCATCACCCGCAACACGGTCGCGATGTGGCTGCGCGAGTACGGGATCAGCCGCGACGAGCGGCAGGCCATCGCGTGAGCAGCGAGTCGCGGCGCCTCCTCGAGGCCGATCAGGACCTCGAGGACCTCGAGGAAGACGCGCGCCAGGACGCGCTGACTCGAGCTGCGGATCCGGGGCTGACCCGGGAAGCGTGGATCCACGTCAGGCAGGGCCAGCGCGAGACGCTGGACGACGACGACGAGGAGGACCCCTCGTGACAGCGCCCGTCGCACCCCCCGCCCCCAAGCCTGCCCCCATCGTCAGCCCGTGGGTCGCCCGGGCGCTCGAGCAGCGCGGCACCCTCCGCGGCGGGCTCCCGGCACCGACGCTCGCGCCGGCCAGGCGGGCGAAGTGACTGCCGCCCAGCGTCACCTGGTCGTCCTCCGTCACCTGCTCGCCAACGCGATCGCGCGGGGCGATCTGTTCACCGCACTGATCGTCGGCGCTCGCATCAGGGCCGAGCTGGAGCGCCCGTCGTGATCGAACTCGCAGCCTCCGCGGGAATCGCGTTCCTCGCGTCGGTCGGGGTTGGGGCGCTCCTGGCCCGGTGGCTCCGATGACCTGCCGGCATCGTTTCGCCGCCCATGACGGGCTGGACGTGCGGATCGTCGCCGTCTGGCCGTTGCTGGCCCGCTTCGCGCTGTGCGCCGGCTGCCGCCGGGCAGCCGCGGCGATGGGGATGGACCTGCGATGAGCGCGGACCTGACCCTCTTCGCCGGTGACCGCAACCAGCGCTATCGCCAGGCGCACCGCGACGAGCTGAACGCGAAGTCGCGGGCCTACCGCGTGGCCCGGCGCGGCCAGGTGATCGAGGCTTGCACCGTCTGCGGCCAGGACCTCGATCTCGCTGGGAACGGGCGACCCCGGCTCACGTGTTCCGATGCCTGCCGGATCCGCCTGTTCCGTGAACGTCACGGTGAGGATCAGCGACTTCGGTCCCATGCGCACCGCGCGGTCGCCCGCGCCATCGCGTCCGGCGCCCTTCTCCGCCAGCCATGCGCGGTCTGCGGCGACAGTCGCCGACCCGAGGGCCACCACCACCGCGGCTACAGCCCGGACGCGGTCCTCGACGTCGTCTTCCTCTGCTCGCGGCATCACAAGGCCGCCCACCGGGAAGCGGCCGCGGCATGAGCGACCAACTGACCGTTGACGGTCGCGGCTGCCTGGTCTGCGGATCTCCCATCCCGGCTGGATCGCGGCGACACCGGCAGACCTGCTCCGCGACGTGTCGCCAGCGGGCGAGCCGGCAGGAGCGCCGAGAAAGTGTGACAGGACCCGAAGTGGCGCCCACGTCCACCCCGACCGTTTCACCGGCCTCGCCGATCGCGCCACCCGCAGCCCCGGCCTCGCTGGACGCCATCGCCGAGAGCATCGAGACCCCGATTGAGGGCGGCTTCGGATGCCGCGCGTACTGCGAGGTCCGCGCCGGCGGGTTCGGGGCCGTCTTCGGCCGCGACGCCGGGCGGGTCCATGAGCCGGTCGGTCCGGTGTTCCCGCGACCGCGGCAGGCCATCGACCTGGCCGAGCTTCTGAACGCGCGACTCATCGCCGCCTGACACGACGCCGGCCGCTGGCCGGAGAGGAGAGAGCACATGGCCACGCAGCCCACACCCGCGCCCGCGACCTCGAGCGCTCTCGTTCCGGTCGCCGCCGGCGTCGAGTTCAACCTCGACGCATTCCCCACGGCGCAGTTCAACCGTCTGATTCCGATCCAGACGATCCGGATGCCGGGCGACCTGTTCGTCCCGATGGTCCAGATCGTCCAGCTCGATCCAGCCGACAGCCAGGGCAAGTCGGCCGACCACTACAAGAGCAACGACGTCCCCGGCGGCCACCGGGCGCTCACCGCCCGCGGCCTCAACAAGGTCGCGTCCGCCAGCTCGGTCAGCTTCTTCGACGAGCGCCGGACGGACGACGGGAGCGATCCCAACGTCATGGCCGTGAGCGTGATGGCGTCGATGACCCTGCCGACCGGGCTGCGGATCACCGCTCCCGGCTCGCAGCTGATCGACATCCGCTCCTGGTTCGGCCCCTCGACGAGCGCGGCCGAGATCGCGAAGTTCCGCAAGCAGTTCTACGCAAACGTCTCGACGCGGGCGAAGAACCGGGCGATCCGCGGGCTCCTGTCGATGAAGTCGAGCTACACCGACGCCGAGATCGCCAAGCCGTTTGCGGCCGTGTCGTTCGCCCCGAACATGGCGAACCCGGAGGTCCGCGCGCGGTTCCTCGACGCGATGGCGCCCTCGGTCGCCCAGCTCTACGGCCCCGAAGCCGCGCCGCAGCTGGCGGCCGGCCAGGTCATCCAGGCTCCCGAGGCGCCGGAGCACGACGAGGACGACGGCGTGATCGAGGGCCAGGCCACGGACGCCGGCCCGGAGCCCTCCTGGTTCGGGACCGAGGCAGCGCCGGAGGCCACGGCCACAACCTCGACGCCGGCGATGCGACTGGCCGCGGTCCTGCGGGAGAAGGCCGCGGGCTCCGGCATGGTCGGGCCGGCGACCGCTCCGCAGCTGCAGAAGCTGGCCGAGGTCTTCGTCGCCAGCAGCATCGGCAGGCCGGAGACAGACGCCGGCCTCCGGATCATCTTCGGGGTCACCGGCCGCACCGACTTCACCGGGGCCCAGGCCCAGGCGCTCATCGAGTGCTCGGTCGACGCCGAGTTCGGCGACCTGTGGCGCGAGCTCGTGGCGGGTGACGGGGCGCAGGCGGCATGACGACGATCGTCGTGACCGTCGCCGTCGAGGACGCCTCAACCGCGACGAAACACACCCGCGAGATCGTGGTCCGCGACGGCGGGGCCTACGGCAAGCCTCTGCCCCCGAGCCGGATGCGCCTCAAGGCGCAGCGCGAGACCCGGAAGGCCCTCGAAGCCTTGGTGCCGGACCGATGACCCCGCCCGTCGTGTTCGCCTTCGCGGATCCGGCACGCCGGACCTGGATCGCCCTCAACCGGGCAGGCGACGCCTACCACGTGGTGACCCCGACGCCCGATGACGCCCAGCTCATCACGGACGGCCTGCGGCACAAGGGCCAGCTCAGCTGCTCGTGCGCCGGCGGGCGCTACCGCGGGAGCTGCTACGTGACGGTCGCCTGTGAGGCGATCGAGGCTGGCCCCTCCGCCGAGCCCACCTGGTTCGACGCGGCTCCGGGCGAGCTCGTGGAGGCCTGGGGCAAGTGACCAGGATCGGATTTTGCGCAGACCTCCACGTCGACGCCTACGGGTCCCGCGTCGATCCGGCAACGGGCCTCAACGCCCGCCTCGTCGACTACCTCGCGACGACCGCCTGGATGGCCGCCGAGGCCCGGCGCCGCGGGGCCGAGGCGCTCGTCGTCGCCGGCGACTTCACGGAGCGGCGCCATCCCGCGCCCTGGCTCGTGAGCCGGATCCGCGGCGCGCTCTCCGGCTTCCCGGGCCGCCAGGTCTACCTCCGCGGGAACCACGACGGGGAGATCGCCGGCGGCTCGATCGTGACCCTCCTCGACGATGGGTTCGAGGAGCAGGACGAGGCCGGCCGGACCGGGGTCAGCCGGCCGGGGCTCGAGCCGATCGCCTTCGACGTCGTCCTCGCCTGCGTCCCGCATCTCGATCGCCACTGGTTGCGGGCCCAGCCGGGCATGGAGAAGGTCCCCGACGCCGAGGTCTATCAGGCCCTCGGCGACCAGTTCCTGACGATCGCCCGGGGCCTGTACGCCGAGGCGCGGGCCGACTACCCGGACGCCGCGTGCGTGCTCGTCTGCCACCAGACCCTTGCCGGCGCCCACATGTCCGAGAGCCAGCAGGCCTTCCTCGGCGATCTCGGCCTGGTCGTCGACGCCCGGGCTCTCGCCGCGATCGGCTTCGAGGGGATCGTCGCCGGCCACCTGCACCGCCACCAGGTCGTGCTCGAGGAGCCCCCAGTCCTATATCCGGGCTCGATCGAGCGGGTGGACTTCGGGGAGGAGCACGAGGCCAAGGGGTTCGTGATCGCTGACGTCGAGCCCGGCCGATTCGCCTGGGAGTTCGTCGAGACGCCGGCGCGGCGGTTCGTGACGCTCATGGGCGATCCGGCCCTCATCGGAGCTTCCGAGGTCGGGGACGCCATCGTTCGCGTCCTGGACCTGGCGCCCGACACGGACACCGCGCGGCTGCGGGTAGAGCTCGAAGCTGCCGGGGCCTTCGAGATCGTCCAGATGCAGCAGCGGCGCCCCGATGCCCCGGAGATCGCCGGCGGGCTGTCGGAGTCGCTCGGTCCCCTCGAGGCGCTCTCCGCGTACTTCGCCGACGACCCGGATGCCGAGCCGCTCGTGGCGCTCGGCCGCGAACTCCTGGAGGACGCGGCGTGAAGCTCGAGTCGATCGACCTGCGCAACTTCCTATCGCACGAGGCCACCCATTGGGAGCCGAACGGCGCGCGCCTGGCGACGATCGTCGGCTCCAACGGAGCCGGCAAGAGCGCCCTGCTCGACGGCATGCTCTTCGCGCTCTACGACGCCGCCCGCGCCCGGACCGATGACCTCGTGCGCCTCGGCGCCACCGACATGTCGGCCGAGGTCACGTTCGCCTTCGCCGGCGCGCGCTACCGGGTCACCCGCGGCCGGACGACGCGCTCGGGCGGCAAGAGCTACCTCGAGCTCGCGATCGCGCAGGCCGACGGCTCCTGGCGGCCGCTGACGGCCGACTCGATCCGGGAAACACAGGCCGCGATCGAGGCCCTGCTGCGCCTGGATGCGGCCACCTTCACGACGGCGGCCTTCCTGCGCCAGGGCGACGCCGACGCGTTCATCTCCGCGACGGCCGCCGAGCGGAAGCGGATCCTCGGCTCCGTCCTGGGGCTCGACGTGTACGCGGCCGCGGAGGCGCGGGCCCGCGATCGCGGCCGGATGCTCGAGGGCGAGACTGCCGCGGACCGCCGCGCCATGGAGACGCTCGACGCCGCGCTCGCGCACCGGGCCGAGCTCGAGGCTGCCGCGACCGCGGCGAAGGCCGAGGAAGAGGCGACGGTCGCAGCGATGGAGGTCGCCGGCCGGCGGCGGGACGCGGCCGAGGAGACCATGCGTTCTCTCGCGGGCCGGCTGGCCGAGGCCAAGGCAGCGCAGGCCGAGCTGGTCCGGATCGATGCCGACCTCGCCGCCCTCCGCGAGCGCTACCGCCGAGCTGGCGCGGATCGGACGCTGGCGCAGGCCGCGATCGAGCGGTCGAAGGCGGCGGCGACGGCCGTGGTTCCGGAGCACGACGTCCTCAACGCCATGGCCGAGGTCGAGACGCTCGAGGCGGCCGACGAGCGGGAGCGGACCCAGCGCGAGGCCCTCGAGGAACGGCGATCTGAGTTCGTCGAGATGGAGAGGGTCCACACCCAGGTGGTCGCCGACTGGCGCGGACGCCAGGCCACGTATCAGGGACTCGTGACGGCCCTCGAGGACCAGGGGATGCACCTGGAACCCATCACCTGCCCGAAGTGCGCGCATCGGTTCCCCGCGGATCCGGGCGACGTCGCCGGTCGGCTCACCACGGCCCGGGCGGAGCTCGCCGCGGTCGGGCCTGCGCCGGCGGAATCGATGACGATGTCCCGCGCTCGGGTCGCGGTCTCGCGGGCGGAGACGCACCTGCTCGAGCACGCGTTCGATCACCAGCTGCTGCGGACCGCCCGCTTGGCACTGGACGCGGCACGGGGCGCACACGCGGCCGAAGTAGCCCGGGATGGCGCACGTGTAGCACTGGTCGACGCGCAGGCCGCCCTTGGCCGCGCTGAAGCCGAGCTGGCGGAGATCGACGCAACCGGGAAGACCGCGGCGAGCGTTCGCGCGAAGGCAGCCGAGCGGGCGGCCGATGCCGGCAAGGTCAGCGAGGAGCTCGCGGCCGCGGAGACCGAGCAACGCGAAGCGATCGCGGCGGCCACAGATGCCGCCCGGCGCCACGCCGGCGCGATCGCGGCCGATGCCGAGGCTCGCGGTGCCCTGGTCCGCCTCGCGCGCGACCAGGCGGAGCGCGATCGCATCGCCGGCGACGTTGCCCGAGCCGAGACCCAGCTGGCCCTCCTGCGCCGGCTGGTGACCGCGTTCGGGGTCACCGGGATCCCGGCCCGGATCATCGAGTCGGTCCTGCCGGAGCTCACCAGCTACGCGCAGGAGCTGCTCGACCAGCTGCGGCCGGGCATGGCGCTCTCGATCCGGGCCCAGCGAGCGAAGCGGGACGGCAAGGGCATCGTCGAGGCGCTCGACCTCGTCGTCCGCGACGACGTCGGCGAGCGGCCGCTCTCGCTCTTCAGCGGCGGCGAGCGGATGTCCGTCTCGCTCGCCCTCGCGGTCGGGCTCTCGCGCCTGGTGGCGCGCCGGGCCGGGACCGCCATCCGGACGCTCGTCATCGACGAGCCCGACGGCCTGGACTCCGAGGCGCGGCGCGCCTTCGGTCTGGCCCTGCGCGTCCTCGCCCACCACGGCGAGCTCGAGCGGGTCGTCGTCGTCAGCCACCACGAGGACCTCGCAGAGGTCGGGGACGCGGTCTACCGAGTGTCCAAGGGCCCGGGCGGGTCCGTCATCGAGCAGGTCAGCTGAGAGGAGCACGTCATGGGCAAGGTCATCGCCACGTATCTGGTCCGCGTCACGCTTCGGGAGGGCGACAACACCCCGCCAGATGCGACGGTCCAGCCGGAGGAGATCCCGACCAACGACCGGCTGTCCAAGATCGTCAGCGACGCCGTCTACGCGTACACCGACTTCCTCCCGGACGAGATCCACGTCGAGTCCGAGCGGACGGACATCTAGCCATGGCCAGGTCGTTCGCCCGGGCGCGCAAGCCCAAGGAGCCGGCAGCTCCGGTCGTCTACGAGGTCAGCCCCGAGATCAGCGAGGTGATGCACCGCCTGGTCCGCCTCAACCCCGTCCAGTTCGGCTGGACCGGCAACTTCAAGCTCGGCTGCGTCATCGTCTCAGGATCGAAGCCGAAGGAGCAGGGCGGCTGCGCCGTCCTCGGGCGGTTCGCGAAGGTCCCGCCGCTCTGGCACGGCCTCACCGGGTACGACGCCATCTTCCGGGTCGAGGAGTGGGCCTGGCGCCGGCTCGGGCCGGCCGAGCAGGAGGCGCTGGTTGCTCACCTGCTCTGCCACGGGGAGATGAGCGACAAGGGCGCCGTGCGAGTCGTGAAGCACGACCTCGAGGAGTTCGGCTTCGTCGTCCGCAAGTACGGAGCCTGGCAGCAGAGCATCGCCCTCTTCGACAAGCAGCTCGCGATGTTCGAGCCCGGGCTCGGGACGTCGGCGCCGACCGAGGGCAACCAGACCACGCTCCCCGACGATGCGGACCTCCGGCCCACGGGAGAGGTCAACGCGGCCGCGCTCCGCGGCGTGGCCGAGCGATCCGCGGCGCCCGAGCCGACGCCCCTGCGGCCGCGGCGCGCCGGCAACGGGCGGGCCCAGCCCCCGGCGCAGGCATGAGCGACATTCGGGGGCACATCTACTTCGACGTGAGCATGGAGCGCGACCGGCAGGACGCGAAATGGGGCGACCAGTCCGGCAACCCTCCGACCGTCTGGGCCGCCGTTCTCGCGGAGGAGTGCGGCGAGGCTGCACAGGCTGCGCTTCACGTCCAGTTCGAACACCGCCTGACAGTCGCCGATCTGCGGAAGGAGCTCGTGCAGACGGCCGCGGTCGCCGTCGCGTGGATCGAGGCCATCGACGAGGGGACGGAGGGAACCGATGTCGCACCAGCAGACGCGCCGAGCCCGCTTCGCGCCGAGGGCGCACCGGATGAAGGAGCGCGGGTGGGATGACGGGCGACATGAACAGGTACGTGGTGGCCAGCGGCGAGACGTGGCTCTGCCCGCCGTGGGCGATCACGCCGGCGGCGCGGATCACGACCCGCGAGTGCCGCTCGTGCGGCGCCCGGGTCGCCTGGCTGAAGACGCGCAAGACGGGCTCGCTGGCGCCGGTTGAGGCGGATGGCGAGAGCCACTTCGCCCGCTGCCCCCAGGCGCCCTCGTGGCGGAAGCCGAAGGCCTCGAGAGAGGAGGCCGGGCTGTGACGCGCCGCTACGCCGAGGGCACGACCGTCTCGGTCAACGCGAGCCAGGGCGAGATCGCCGGGATCCTCATGACACACGGCGTCCGCAAGCAGGGGTGGATGTCGAGCCCGGAGGGCGACGAGTTGCTGTTCGAGCTCGGCGGTCACTCCTTCCGGTTCCAGATCCTCAAGCCGACGATCACGGAGATCCGCCGCGACTACCCGAACGCCCGCGACGATCACGCGAAGCTCGACGCCGAGTGGCGCCGGCGCTGGCGCGCGAACGTTCTCCTGCTGAAGGCCAAGCTCGAGTTCATCGACTCGGGCGACACGACGCTCGAGCGCGAGCTCCTGCCGTACATGCTCACGGCCGGCGGACAGACGGTGGCCGACCTCGTGGTGGCGGGCAAGCTGCCGATGCTGGCGGCGAAGGCCGGGTCATGACACCGCAGGCTCACCGCGTCTCGCCCTGCCCGGGCTGCGCCACGTGCCGGACGCGCGTCACTCGCGGCGACCTGGTCGGGCTGGCGGGGATCCTGCTGTTGGGCCTGGCGTTCGTCCTCCTGGCCTTCGCGCAGACGCCGGCGCCGGCATGAGCGCGCTGGTCCGCGGATCGTGCCCGGTCTGCGGCCGCGACGTGGCGCTCCGGAAGGGCGCCCTGGTCCGGGAGCACCGCGGCGATCTCTGCCGGTGTGGTCATCCCATCGGGGGCCACCACCGCTTCCGGTACAACTGCCTGAACCCCAACTGCGCCTGCGCTCACGAGGAGCCGGCGACCTGCACGGGCTCCGGGAAGCCGAACGGCTGCGACTGCTCGGTCTGCCAGGCGAACGGCGTCGCCGCGCCGGGGGCGCCGGCGTGAGGGGGGCTCGCCCGCATCCCGATTGGGCCTGCATCTGCCGGACGCACGTAGCGCGCCCCTGGAACCGCCCGGAGCACTGGACGGCTGCCGAGGTCGAGTACCTCGAGGCGCGCTTCGGCGGCGTCTCAGACAAGGCGATCGCCACGCACCTCGGCCGCTCCGTCGTCGGCCTCCGGCTCAAGGCGCGGCGGCTAGGGCTGCGCAAGCGCGACGCCGGCCTGACCGCGTCAGAGGTCGCGCGCCTGCTGGGGATCCCCTGCTCGAAGGACGTGGCCACGTGGGAAGAGCGCGGGCTCATCCGCGGACGCCGCGCCTACCCGGTCGGCCTCAACCGCGTCCGGCTGTACCAGGAAACCGCCGTGGAGGTGTTCATCAGGAAGCACGGCCAGTACGTCGACGCTGATCGGGTGCCCGACGATTCACCCTTCGCGGCCGTCGCTCGAGCGAATCGCTGGCTCTCGCTCTCTGAGGTCCACCACCTGACGGGACGCTCGACAGTCGCTGAGCACGAGATCGCCGAGGGCCGGGTCCGGGCGGCGAAGCGCGGCACGCACTGGTATGTCCGGGCCGATGACCTCCCGCTGATCCGGAGACTCCGACCCGACCAGATCGACGAGTCCTGGTGGCGCCGGCAGTCGGTCCTCGAGCATCGCCGCAATGTCCGGAAGGGAGTCGCGGCGTGAGCACGTGCCCCGGCATCGACCCCGGGCCCGATGGCACCTGCCGTGGCTGCGGGCGGCCCACGGCGCGATACGGCGACGGCCCGGCGCAGCACAAGCGCGGACGTTGGCGCGAACGCAACCTGGTCGCCGCCCGACGGGCACTGCTGGCCAAGGGGAAGAAGCGGGCAGCGGCCCTCGGCGCGATCGACCTCGACGGCCCGACGTGCGAGTGCGGCGTGGCGATCGCGGTCCATCCGCCGCTGCCGAAGCCCCTCCCTTGGGGCCACGGGCGCCCCTGCAGCCGGACCTCGCTCGATCGCGGGCACGGCTGGGACGGACGCGAAATGCCCGCCCACACGGCCGCTGAGGTCGCCCGCTGGGAGACCAGCCACCACAGGCGGCCTAATGCGTTCGGTGGGGCGATGAGCGCGCACGTCCGCCCGACCGCCGAACTGCCCGTCCTCGAGACGCGGCGCTGCGCGTGCGGCGGCTACGTCACCGCCGACCCGCGGCGGCCGTTCCGGGCCGTCATGCGCCACAACGTGACGATCGAACACCTCGGCTGGTGGGCGCGGGTGCGGCGCGAATGGCAGGGAGAGGAGGCGAGCTGACCGTGCCGCCCAAGACCAAGCTAGTCGTTGCCCTCGTAGCCGCTCGCCAGCCGGACGATGTCCTCCACCGGGACGCCGTTGATCTCCGGGGGGGAGACGGGTCCCGACCCGCCCTTGGCGCGAACGTCGAGCTCGAGGCCGAGCTCCTCGAGCCGCTCGTGAAGGCAGGCCCACACCGCCTCGGGGTCGACCGGCTCGCCCTGGTATTCCGATCCCACGACCGTCCTGAATGCGTCGTTCCAGAGGATCTCGATGAGCTTCGTGCCGTCGATTTGTGGCAACGGACCGCCTCCTATGCGCCTGGACCCGTCTCGGGACCCACAAGTCTAGTCAGGACGGTGATCTGATGCCGCCTCGGTACACCATCCGCCAGGTCGTCGGAACCTATCGCCGCAAGGCGTTCGGCACGTGCAACGACGACGGCTCGCCGCGCCGGCCAGCCTACGGGCCCGATGCCATCGTGGCGTTCTACGGGATGCTCGAGCTCGCCGAGGAGCAGCCGCGGCGCGGGCACTTCGAGTCGGAGCGGCTCCTGCGCGTGCTCCTCGAGGGCCCGGCCGGGAGGGGTCGGCGCTTCGCCCGCCAGGTGCCTTTCCTGATCCTGCAGGGCGATCTGGTGGCCGCCGCCGGCGGCGGTCTGGACGTCGAGGGCTGGGAGATCCTCCAGGAAGGCGACACCACCATCGCCGACCGGGTTGCACGGTTCCGGTCACGGCGCCGTAACGCGCCTGCTAACGCCGAGGCTAACGGTGCCGGTAACGGCGATGTAACGCCAGCGCTAACGCCCCGTGTAACGGACGAGCCCCGCACGCGACGCGACGCGCGCGCCACGACGCGCCCGCAACGCCGTGGCGACGGCTACCAGGCGACGGTGGACGGAATCTCTACGAAGGCTCAACAGCAGCCTGAGGCCGTTGGCGCGCAGGAGGGCGCCGAGGACGGCTCCTGGTTCGAGGCCACGTCACCCGCTGCTGTTCAGCCTGTTGGGACTGTTCGATGACGAAGACCTACGACCGGAGCACCTACGCGGCTGCACGCCGAGCGTGGGCAGAGGGCGACTTCCGGGATCGGCGCTGGCACGCGATCTACCGGCTGGCATCGGAGCGCGGCTACATCTACCCGCCGACCGGGACCGTCCACGATGACCGCGAGGATGAGCAGCCGAGTCAACGGGCGGTCGTCTACGCGGCGATGTGCGACCAGCCGGGCGAGCTCGAGCGGGTCATGCGGCGCTCGTCCTCGTGGTCGGCGGTCGTCGCCCAGCTCATCACCCACGTCGAGCGGCTCCGGGAGGACGCCGATCGCACCCAGGACGACGTCGATTGGAAGAAGCGGGATCGTCCGCCTCGCGGCGCGGTCCCCGAAGCGATCGCCTCGATCCTGCATCGGATCGCGTCATGACCGAGCCCATGTTCGCTGAACTCGAGCGGGCAGCCGAAGTCCGCCCCTCCGGGCGCTCCCTCTTCGTCCGCGTCCGGGGCGTCCCGATCCCGCAGGGCTCGATGCGCGGCTTCGTCCGAGGTGGCCATGCCGTCCTTACGAGCGACAACCCGCGCCTGCGGAGCTGGCGCAACGACCTGGCGGCCGCGCTCTTCGCGGCGCGGGAGGGCCTCCCGATGACCGGGGCTGTCCGCCTCGAGGTCGCGTTCTTCCTGCCTCGCCCCGCCTCCCACTTCGGGCGCCACGGGCTCCTGCCGTCGGCCCCACCCCGCCCGATCGGCGCCCGGGATGACCTCGACAAGCTCGTCCGCGCCATCGGGGACGCGGCGACTGTTGCCGGGGTGTGGCGTGACGATGGACAGGTCGTCGACTGTCGCTCCTCGAAGGACTGGGCCGAGCCGGAGGAGGGCCCAGGCGTGCGCATCGTGATCGCGGAGCTGAATCCGTGACCGCGGCGCGCTGCCGGTCCGCCGTTGGCCTGGTCACGATGGCCACTCGGTGCATCCTGCCCGCAGGGCACGGCGTCGACAACCCGCCGCCGGACTGGTGGCATCAGGGCAAGGGTCTCTCGAAGTTCCCATACCAGCGCATCGACTGGATGCCGGGCGACCGTCGCGAGTTCGAGAGCGACCGCGATGACGAGTTCGCCTGGGAGGCACTCCGATGACCCGCCGCGAGCTCGGGGCCTGGACGCTGCTCTGGACGCTGATCGCCACGGCGGTCGCCGTCGGCATCGTCGCCGGCTTCCTGGTCCTCTCCGCGCTCGATCCCGGCGCCGCTCTCGCGGCCTCCCGGCCAGCGGCCATCCCCACGAGCACCGCGTCCCGTGACTTGTCCGGGCCCGCTGCCGCGTCCGGATCGCCGCTCGCCGGGGTATCGCAGTCGGCGGCTGGGGCACCCTACGGGCCGGCCAGCCCGTCACCGTCGCCCGTCGCGACGGCCACGCCGGGGCGTGGACTCACACCCGGGCGGACCCCGATCCCCTCCGCCCGGGTCACCCGCACCGTCCGCGGGATCGCGTCGACCTACGGCCCGGCGTTCGGCCCGGGCTGGCTCGCGCTGCCCGAAGGCGTCGGCGTCCGGGTTCGCGTCTGCGGGCCGGCCGCATGCATCGTCCGCACCAGCAATGACGCCGAGCCGGACCTCGCCATGCAGCGAGCCGGCCGCATCGCCGACGATCGCGGGCTGGCCGCACTGACGGAGGTTTTGCACGAGCTCCACTCCTGGGACGCGTTCTCCGAGCAGAGCGAGGCCGCCGACATTCTCGGCGACCGCGCCGTCTTCTGGCCGACCGGGACCGACGAATACCGCGAGTTGATCCGGCAATACCAGGCCGAGATTGCTCGTCTTCGCAAGATCGAAACGGCGGCGGAGGCGACGGTTGCCGCGGCCAACTCCGTGATCTTTGCTGATCGTCTGATCCTGAACACGTCCGAGATGGAGAGGGCGCTTTCCGTGCTCGATGAAGTCTCCGACGCTCTTGGGGCTGCCCTCCATCCCATCCCGAAGGCGGACATACCGCTGGACGCCGAGGAGCTTCACCCGAACGCACCGTGGAATGCGGGTGGCGAAGCATGATCCGCCGCGCCCTCGCCATCGTCGCAGCCCTCCTCGTCCTCCTGGCCGTACTTGCCCTCCATGCCCTCCCCGCGGCGAGCGATGTCCCGGTGGTGTCCGGCGTGGTGCCGGCGGGGGAGTTCGAGCGCGTCCCATTCATAAGCCGCACCGGCGTAACTGCTGGCTTGTCCAGCGCAAGTGGTCCGGACGGCCTGGAACCCGGATACGACCCGGCCACTGGCCCGGGCAACGTCGCTAATGCCGGGAGCCCGAGTCCCATAACAGCGTGGCGGGCCGAACCATCCCGAACCCCCTCCCCGTCGGTGCGCGCTGTGCCCAGCGTCGCGCCCGTCCGTGCCGAAGTGCCTACGGCGTCCGTGACGGGGATTGCCTCCTGGTTCGCCAGCCCGATCGGCGTATCCGCTGCCGGCCCTGCGCTCCGGGCGGCGCTCGGTGCGGGCTGGCGCGGTCGGCAAGTATCGGTGTGCGCCGGCCCGCGGTGCGTGAGCACGATCCTCGGCGACTGGTGCCACTGCGGCGACCGGCACGGCGTCCCGACCGTGATCGACCTGGACGTGGCGGCGTTCCGCCAACTGGCCCCGTTGAGCATCGGCGTGATCGCCGTGGAGGTGACGTTCCCATGACCGACATCGACCTCGAGTACACGCCGATCCTCACCCTCATCTCGCGGCCCACCCGCGACACTCCCGAGGCCGCGCTGGCGGCGGCGATCGAGGATCACTTCGCGACCGGGAGGCACGGCTGGTCATACGAGTCGTGCGCTACCGCCGTGGTGATGTCCCTGCCTCCGGGCTGGTGCGGGCACCCTGACGAGTACGAGGAAGCCACGGCTATGGCGATGAACTTCGGGGAGGGAGTAGCCGAGGGACGCAAGGAAGCAGAGGCCGAGATCGCCCGGCTGCGGGCGGCGCTGGCAGAGATCGTGGCGATGGAGCGATACGTCACCAGCCCTACCCGACTGGACCTGATGGTGACGCTTGGCCGCGCTCTTGACGTGGCAAAGGGCGCCCTCGGCCTTCTCGAACCTCTTGCCGCCCTCGCCCCGAGCGAGCCATGACCCGCATCGCCGCCATCTCGCTGCTCCTGCTCCTCGCGTTCCTCGCCACCCGGCGACGGGAGGAGATCGTGGATTGGGACGAGTACGTGCGCCGGGCTCATTGGTCGCCGGATGAGGATGGCTGGGGGATCGGCGTATGAGCGCCCGCATCCAGCGCCGCCGGACGAAGGGCTGGCGGATGCCCGATGGCGCGGTCTACGTCGGTCGGCCGTCTCGCTGGGGAAACCCGTTCGTTCTCGGCGAGACATACCTGTGGCTCGGCTCGACGGATTTGCCCTTCCCGATCGGCACCCATCGTGAGCCCGGCGTCTATGACCACAACATCCGCGTCGAGCGTCTGACCGAGCCGAGGATCGCTGTCGAGTGGTTCCGGGCATGGTTCCCCATGCTTCAGTCCAACCGGCCCTATTTCGGCCTCGATCCCCTCCGCGGCCATGACCTCGTCTGCTGGTGCCCGCTCGACCAGCCCTGCCACGCCGACGTGCTCCTAGAACTGGCGAACGTATGAGCGTCATCCTTGACGTCGATCCCGCAACCGCCCATCGGTTCGCCGGACGGGACCGTGTTGACGCTCGCCTCGGCTACACGTTCTGCGGCATCCGGTTCGCATGGGCCGAGCCGCGCAAGGGGCAGCGGGCGTCGCGCTGTCGGGCGTGCTGGGGATGAACTGGTTCGCCGTCATCGGCTGCGCGCTCATGTTGCTCTCGGCGGCCATCGTGGTCGGGCTGATCGTCTTCCTGTTGGGGCTGGCGTGACGACCACGCTCACGCCAGCCGAGGTCGCCGACGCCCTCAAGGTGAGCCGCAGCCTCGTGCTGGCGTGGATCCGCGAGGGTCGGCTGGGTCACTTCCGGGCCGGGCGGATCATCCGCGTGACGACAGAGGACCTCGCCGCGTTCGTGGAGGCGCATCATGCGCAGGATGGGCAAGGTGAAGGGTCGCGGGAACGGCCAGGGCAGCATCTACCAGGTGCCCGGGCGTCGGAAGCCGTGGTGCGCGACCATCAGCGCGGGCTGGCGGAACGGCAAGCTCGTCCGCGTGGCCCGCTACGCAGCGTCGGAGGCCGAGGCCAAGCGGCTCCTGCGACGGCTCCGGGCGGAGCACGCCGAACCACGTCGCTGGGACATCCCGACCGTGGCTGACCATCTCGAGGCGTGGCTGCTCGAGGTCGGCCGCCGGCGGGCGCCGCAGACGACGGCCACCTACCGCTCCGCCGCCGAGACGTGGATCATCCCGGCGCTCGGGGAGGTCCGGCTCGACGATCTCACCCGCGGCCAGGTGCAGGCGCTCGTCGACGACGTCGCCGCGATCCGCCGACCCGCCACGGCGCAGAACGTCCACCACACGATCCGGGCCGCGCTCTCGTCGGCCGTCCGTGACGAGCTGGTGCCGCGCAACGTGGCCTCCCTCGTGGAGGGCCCAGTATCGGATCACGCACAGACGGCGATCCTCGAGGGTGACGCGGCGCGCCGCCTGGTCGCCGCGATCGCCGACGACTGGCTGGGCCCGCTGTATGTCCTGCTCCTGGCCACGGGTCTCCGGCTCGGCGAGGCATGCGCGCTGGACTGGCGCGACCTCGACCTCGAGCGCGGCACGGTCGCCGTCCGCCAGGGCAAGACGGCCCGCAGCGTCCGCACCGTGCCGATCCTGGCCTTCGCGCTGCCCGTGCTCCGCGCCCACCGCAGCCGGGCAGCCACCGTCGACCTGGACTCGCCGGTCTTCCGCGGGGCCCGGTCCCACGACCGCCTGACCGGCTATGTCGCGAGCCAGCACTGGCCGCGGCTGCTCCGGGACGTCGGCTGGCGCCCGATGCGCGCCCACGACCTGCGCCATGCCCACGCCAGCCTGCAGCTGGCCGCCGGGACGCCGATGCGGGCGATCGCCGACCAGCTCGGCCACGCGAACCCGAGCCTGACGGCGAACGTCTACGCCCACCTGGGATCGGGCGCCCTGCGCGACGCGGCGGACCGCGTCGACGACCTCCTCAAGCGGGAAAGCTGACCCCGTGGACGCTCGATTGGCCGGCCTGTCGAAATGGAACGAGTGCAGATCGAGTGCAGCCCGTCACGTGGGCCACGCCCATAGGCATCGGATTGTGGCTCCGAAGGTTACGGGTTCAATCCCCGTAGGCCACCCCACTTCTCCTCGTGGGGACACCGCACAGACCCGCACCAATCCGCGCCGTTCCGATGCGAACGAGTGCAGATCGAGTGATCGAACGAGTGCAGGCTGACGTGGCAACGCCGCCGCGTCCGCTGACCGACCGCGAATGGCAGGTCTTCGACCTCGTGACAGGCCCTCGCGGCTCGCGCAAGGCCGCAGCCGCGGCCCTCGGGATCAGTGAGAGCACGGTCGACGGGCACCTCCACAGCGTGTTCGCCAAGCTCGGCGTGGAGACCATCGGAGGGGCCGCTCGGAAGCTCGGACAGGCCGAACGGCACGGTGGAAAAGCACGTGGTGGAAAAGCACGGGTAGCCGCCAGCGGCTAACACGCCCACGCTTTGGAGCTGTGGACACCTGCCCGGACGTCGACTCCTCTTCGCGTCCGGGCGTCCCATCTGCGCCGGCGGGACGGACGGTAAGTCGCCGGGCCCATAACCCGGAGAGACGGGGTTCGACTCCCCGGCTGGCAACCACACACTGGCGAGCCGCACGCGCCCATCGCTCGCCCGGCCGCCGGGGTCCGTCATCCCCGGCACAACCCCTTCGCTCGTCCCTGTGACCCTGACCGACGATCCGGCCCCGGAGCTGCTGGTGCACCCGCCACGGGACGGCGATGTCGTTGCGAGCATCGGCGCGATCTCCGCCCTCATCCAGAGCTTCGTCTCGATGGTCGGCGGGATGGAGGGCCGCCTAGCGGACCAGATCCGCGAGAACGCCGCCGCCAGTAAGGAGCGCTGGGGCCGCTGGGAGGGCGAGTTCAATAGCTACAAGGTCGCCACGGATCGCCGCGTCGAGATCGTCGAGGTCCAGCTCAAGAAGCACCTCGACCGCGAGCATGACGACGACCTGATCCTGCGAGCCCGGATCAAGCCGGTCCAGACAACCGTCGGCTGGCTTGTCAAGAACTGGCGAACGGTCCTGCTGCTCATCGTGTCGATCCTCGCCCTCATCGGCTTCGCCGGCGACACGATCCACGGGATGCTGCCGTGAGCGCGATGTCCAACCGCCTACCCACGGGCCCGGGCTCCCGCGGCGGGCACTGGCACGAGCCCGAGTACCCGGCGATGTACCAGCGGGCGTGGCGCGCGGCGCACCCCGAGTACCGCGAGCGCGAACGGCTTCGCAGGTTCCGGGAGCGGGCGCGGAGGAACGGTGATCCGGCTGACTACGGGACTGCCCCCTCCTATCCGCGCCCGCTCCCCGAGCCCGCCGTCACGTGCGTCTGCGCCTGCGGCTGCCGCGAGCCGGTCGTCGTGACGTGTGGCTTCTGTCGTGAGGGGATGCACGCCGAAGTGGAGGCAATGGCATGACCGACCAGACCTACGGCTTGGGCGCGATCCAGAGCCCGCCTGACGATCGGGATTACCCGATCGAGGCGCTGTACGCCGCGCTCGGCGTCGACGTCCCCGTCGCGCTTCCTGCGGTCTACGTCTCGACTCCTGTCCCGCCGGTCCTCAACCAGGGATCCACGCCGCAGTGCGTGGCCTTCTCGGCGGCCGGCGTCAAGGACTTCCAGGACTACGACGACCAGGCGCCCAAATGGTGGGACTTCGACCACGACCTCTTCTTCTCACGCATCGGTGGCGGCCCCGCCGGTGCTGTCGTTCGCAACGCGATGGACCAGCTGCTCAAGGTCGGCTACCCGGTCGTGGGCAACCCGGCTGCGGCGTCGCTGCACAAGGTCGCCGCGTACTACGCGGTCCCGGTCACGGTCGCCGACATCAAGGCCGCCATCGCGACGTTCGGCGAGGTCGTCTTCGGGATGACCTGGGCGAACTCGTATTTCGGCCCGAACTCGGCCGGCATCCTCCCGGCGTTCGATTACCAGGCTGGCGGGCATGCGATCCGCTGCCGCGGGTGGGACGACAGCAAGGGCTTCCGCCTTGCCAACTCGTGGGGCAATGGCTGGGGTGTGAACGGCGAGTGCTACCTGCCGTACAACCAGCTCGGCCACGTCTTCGAGGTCTGGAAGGCACCCGACCAGCCGTCGCCGACTCCTCCGCCGCCTCCTCCTCCGGCCCCGACGATCTTTCACTGGCACGTCGCGGCAGGCGCCAAGATCCGGGTCTATCCGCTGCGCCCCGTGACCGGCTGCATCCTCCCGGGCTGGACGATCACGCCCAACCCGACCGCGTTCTCAGCGCCGTGCACGGTGGTCGCCCATCGGGTCACCTGCGACGGCAAGTCGGGCGCCTTCACCGTCAAGGTCCTGTCGGGGAAGTACTACGGCAAGACGGTCGGCGTCGACCCGGCGAGCGGGACGACCGTCTCATGAAGTTCACGGCGCTTCGCCCGGTCAGGGCGGCAGTCGAGCGCGCCAAGAACGAGCCGGTGGCCCTCGCCAATGGAGCGGCCGGCGCCCTCGGCATCGCCGTCTCCTTTGGTCTGCCCATCACGCCGGACCAGAAGATCGGCCTGACCTCCGCGTTCGTCGGCATCGCGAACTGGTGGGCGCGTTCGCAGGTCGTGCCCGTGGACAAGCTCGTGCAGGGAACAGTCGCCCAGTCCGGTCCAGGAGAACCCGTGACCGTGACGCCACCGAGCGGTCAGCCGCTCACCATCGGAGGGACATCGTGAGCCCAGCACTCGTCCAGGCGCTGCAGCGCCTCGTCGTGATCTTCGTGGTCGGTGGCCTTAGCGCCGTCGGCCTCAACCTGACCATCCTGAATGGGGCGCTCGGGAACACCGCGCTCCTGCTCATCCCGGTCCTGACGGCTGTCATCGACGCCGTTCTCAAGTACCTCGGTGGCCCGACGATCCAGGTCGCCAATGCCGCTGCCGCTCGGGCAAGGACTGGTGTCGAATCGCCGCCCTTCTGGTCTGTCTGAACCTGATGACCGACTTCGACTGGTGCGTCCTGGGCGATCTGCCCGCACCCACAGAGAGCGACATCTGGCACATGGTCGCGCCGGGATCGGCGACGACGGTGTGCGGTCTGCCCGTGGCGAACCCGGACGATGAATGGCGCTGGGCAGACAGGCTCGGCAACCATCGATCGTGTGACAACTGCACCCACGTCCTTGCCCACAAGGCAGACGCCGGGCCGTCAGGAGAGGGCGTCCTGACGTGATGATCTGCGCGGCCTGCCACCTGACGCGCGACGCCTCGGACCTGATCGCCTTCTGGCCGATCGGGCATCCCGAGGCGCGCCGTTACGTGTGCCGGCCGACGAGCCCGAGCAACTCTCCGGGCTCCGAGTCGTGCTTCTCCCGATGCGTTGGCCCGATCAACGTGCACTGCATCGAGATGGCAGCTCCCCGGGTGGCGCCTGCTGCGGCCGATCGATGGATCCGGCCAGCGACGCCTGCCTGGTTCGGCCTCCTCTCGATGGCCGGCGTCCGGGGAGCCGTCGCATGACAGCGACCGCGACGAAGCCCGGCGTAGCCTTCGATCCGGCGCTCCATTGCGGCGCTCCCGCCACGAGCTATCGGCGGATGGGCGAACCGTGCCGAGCGCTGAAAGGCAAAGGGCCGAACGGCCTGTGCTGGCAGCACGATGGGCGCAGCCTGGCCGTCACCTTCGATCCCGCGAAGCACTGCGGGGCCGAGACCAATCCACTCTTCAATGACGCCAAGCCGTGTTGCGAGCCGAAGGGCTGGGGGACCGATCACGTCGGATCCGGTCACTGCCGAAAGCACCTCGGGACGTCGCCGAACGGGATCAAGGCCGCCGCGAAAGAGGCCGCTGAGATCGCCGTCGTCAAGCTGGGGCTGCCGTCCGGCTCGGGCGATCCCTTCGCCCTCCTGGACAAGACCATCCGCTACGCCGACAGCTACCTCGACGGGACCGGGCAGCTCCTGGCCGATGTCGTGGAGCGGCGCAACACGACCGTCTCTCTCGAAGCCGCCGCCGCGATCCACGTCCGCGCCATCCGGCAGGCGTCCATGACCGGGAGTCAGGCGGTCGAGGCCGACGTAGCCGACCGCCGCGAGGCGCGAAATGAGCGGCTCGGCGACTTCGTCCTGCGCTTCGCGCGGGATCTCATCGCGCAGGTCGCGCCCCCGACAGCGTGGCCGGACTTGGAGGCTTGGGCGACCGGCCACCTTCGCGCCCTCGCCGCCGAGTACGAATCCCCCAGCGGGCTGGTGCATTGATGACGCTCGTCCTGCCGGCCTTCCCGATCCGCAATCCGTTCTCGATCGCCGCCGAGCGGCTCGACGCCAACTCGGAACGCGCGGCGCTCGACCGCGAGCGCGATGCCGCCCTGGCCGATGTGGAGACCTTCGCCCGGCACTGCAAGATCAAGGCCGCTGAGGGAGCCGAGATCTCGTTCGCCGCGTCCGGGTGGACCTGGCAGTTCCAGCTCCTGGCACTGTGGGCGGCCAATCGGCTGTGCGTCGTGCTGAAGGCGCGCCAGCTCGGCGTCAGCTGGCTGTCGGCGATGTATGCGCTGTGGGTCGCGATGCGCCGCCCCGGCCAGTCGGTCTTGCTCATCAGCCGCAACCAGGATGACGCGGAGGAGTTGCTCGCCAAGGTCGCCTACATGTACGAGCGCCTCCCGGCCTGGCGGCCACGAGCGATCGTCAACGCGCGTTCGATCCGCTTCCCTTCGCTGGGCAGCGAGATCGAGGCGCTGCCGGCCACACAGAACGCGGGCCGGTCGCGGACAGCCCAGCTGGTGGTACTCGACGAGCACGCGCATCAGCCGTTCGCTCGCCAGATCTTCCTTGCTCTCAAGCCCGTGGTCGAGTTCGGCCAGGTCCTCTCGATCAGCTCGGCCAACGGCCAGGGCGCGCTCCACTCGCAGATCTACCTCGCCGCCAAGGCCGGCACGAACGGCTGGCGGGCCGTGTTCATCCCGTTCAGCGCGCACCCGGATCGCCAGGCCGAGGGATGGCTCGAGCGCGAGCGAGCCGAGCTCGAGCAGCTCGATGACGCGAAGTTCGCCCAGGAATACCCGGCCAACGACGTTGAGGCCATCGTCTCGACCGGCCGGCCTGTCTTCCGTCACCAGGACCTGACACGGCAGGAGCTCGAGGTTGGGCGCATGGGTGAGCCGGGCGTGACGTACTACCGAGAGCCCGAGGCGGGCCACGTCTACGTCATCGGCGCCGACGTCGGCGAGGGCCTGACGACGTCGGACTGGAGCTCGGCGACGGTCCTCGAGCGAGACTCCGGCGAGCAGGTCGCGCAGCTCCGCGCGCGCTGGACGCCCGACGTATTCGCCGCGAAGCTCGACGCCCTCGCCCGCCGCTTCGCGCGCCACGCCGAGCCCGCCAACGCCCACCCGGTGATCGTGGGCGTGGAGCGTAACAACCACGGCCACGCCGTCCTGCTCGCGCTCACGAAGCTCCACGCGGGCACGGCGCCATATCGGATCTACCGGGCGCCCGACAAGCGCGTCGGCTGGCTCACGACGAACGCCTCGCGCCCGGTCCTCGTCGATCAGCTCGAGGAGGCGCTGCGCACGAGCGCCCTGACCCTCCGAGACGCCGGCACGGTCGATCAGATGAGCACGTTCGCCTACAGCGACGACGGCCGGCCCGAGGCCCAGGAGGGCTACCACGACGACGACGTGATGGCCGCGGGCATCGCGGTCCAGCTGCGCCGGCGCGCGTTCGGGCGCGTGCTCGACGTTCGGCAGCCCGAGGCGGTGGCAGCATGACCCCGCCAGTGCTCACCACGCTCTGGATCACCGAGGGATCCGAGGGCAACCGGATCCGCAAGGCCGACTCGGTCAGCCAGCAGCTCGCCGACGATCCGTTCACGTATTCGAGGGAGGCCGGCGAGGGCGGCCTCGTCCACCCGCTCTACGACATGGACCAGCTCGCGGGCATGCTCGAGGGGAACACCCTCCACGCCCGCTGCGCCAAGCAGAAGGCGACCGACGTCGCTGGTCGCGGCTTCGAGCTCCGCGTGAAGGCAGACGTCGCGGAGGGCGCCGGCGCGGCCGACGAGGCGAAGTGGGGCACGTTCGTCGAGGCCGTCGAGCAGGACGAGCGCGGCGACGAATCGTTCGCGCAGCGGATCACGCAAGCCCACCAGGACTTCGAGTCGATCGGTTGGGCGACGCTCGAGGTCGGCCGGACGACCGACCGCACGCCGGACGGCCTGTGGCACGTCCCCTCGCACACGATCCGGGCGCACGCCGATGGCCGTCGGTTCGCGCAGAAGCGCGGCGGCAAGGCGGTCTGGTTCAAGCGCTACGGTATCGAGGGCACCGTCGACAAGGCGACCGGCGCCTGGTCCGACCGGACGGTCTCAGGCGACTGGACCGGCAACGAGCTCCTGGTGATCCGGAACTACACGCCGCGCTCGAGCTACTACGGCCTGCCCGATCACATTCCGGCGCTGTCCGCGATCGCCGGCTGGCGGGCCCAGGCCGAGTTCAACATCCGCTTCTTCGACAACAACGCCGTGCCGTCCTACGCGGTGATCGTCGAGGGCGCGGACGTGTCCCCTGAGTTCGAGCAGAAGATCCTCGACCACTTCCGGACGATCAAGGGCGATCCGCACCGGACCGTCGTCATCCCGGTCCCAGGCATGCCCGGCGACGAGGCGACCCAGGCGAAGGTCCGGTTCGAGAAGCTCTCCGTCGACGTCAAGGACGCGAGCTTCCGGCTCTACAAGCAGGACAACGCCCTCGAGATCTGCATCGCCCACGGCGTCCCGCCGTACCGGGTCGGCTGGCCGATCATCGGGTCGCTCGGTGGCTCGACGGCGCTCGAAATGACGAAGATCTACAACGACTCGATCGTTCAGCCGCGCCAGGAGACCTGGGAGCAGCGGCTCGACCGCGCGCTCCTCGGAGCCAAGGGCCTGGCCCTGACGTCGGTCGAGCTCAAGGCGAAGCGGCTCGACTCCCGCGACATGGCCGCCGACATCCTGGCCACCCAGGCCTTCTGGACCATGGGCGTCATCACGAAGGGCGCGATCGCTCGGTTCTACAACCTCGACGACCTGCCGCCCGAGCTCGCCGGCGAGTACTTCACCGCTCCGACCCCGGCGCCTGGTCTGGCGTTCGGCGGGTCCGCCGGCCTCACTGCGATGGACGGCGGGCTGATCGCCAAGCGCTGGAGCGCCGAGGTCCGCGAGCTGGCCGAGCTGCGCAAGCGCCTCGAGGCCTTCGTCGAAGGGCGGACGGCCGCATGACGACCCTCATCCGCGGCGCCGGGGTCGAGTCCGCGATGCCGCTCGTCGACGAGATGCTCCGCTTCGCGCGCGGCCGCCTCGCCAAGGCCGCGACGCCCGCGGCGCTCGCGGCTCGCGGCAAGCTCTTCGCCAAGACGCAGCCGGCCATGGCCGCCGAGCTCGTCGACTACTTCGACGGGATCCTGTCACGGGCCGGTGTCCACAAGGACGCGGCGTTCCCGTTCGACTCGGAAACGGACGTCGACTGGACCGACGAGAAGGCCAGGCTGCGGGTCGTGCTCGAGCGCTGGTACGTCGCCATGGGCGAGGCGGCCTATGCCGCGCTCGGTGAGCAGCTCGGCGTGGAACTCACGTTCGACCTGGCGGCCGCGTCGACGAAGCGCGTGCGCCAGCTGATCGGGGTCGACGTCACGAGCATCACGGACACGATCCGCCAGATCCTGCGCAACCGCGTCGAGGACGCGATCGCCCGGGGGCTGTCAGTGGACCAGCTCGTGGCCGGGACCGACACGTCCCCGGGCCTGCGGGAGCTCTTCGGAAGCCGCGCCCAAACCATCGCCCTGACCGAGACGGCCAACGCCTACAACACGTCGACGATCGCCGGCTACGAGGACTCCGGCCTGGTCGAGGAGGTCGAGGTCTTCGACGGGCCCGAGTGCGGCTGGACTGAGCACGACGATCCGGACCTCGCCGATGGATCAACCCGGACGCTCGACGAGGCGAACGACTACCCGATCGCGCATCCGAATTGCCAGCGCGCCTTCGGCCCGGTGGTGGCGCGATGAACGACGAGGAGACCCGATGAGCGCGACCGATCCCACCGAAGCCGAGGTCTTCGCGGCGCTGACGGGCGCTGCGGCTGTCACAGGCGGCGCCACGGCAGCGAATCAGACAGCCCAGGCAACCCTCACCGGCGCGCTGACCGAGACAGCTCCCGCCACTGACACCGCGTCGTCCGGTCTCAATGGCCGGCTCCAGCGGATCGCGCAGCGGCTCACGTCGCTGATCGCGCTGCAGTCTGGCGCCTCCACCGCCGCGCGCACGTCCGTCTCTGCGCTCGTCGCGGACACCGCGATCCTCGCCGCCGATCCGTCCCGCATCGGGGCCACGGTCTACAACGAGAGCACGGCTGTCCTGTACCTCGGCTATGGCACGACCGCCGTGAGCCTGACGAACTACTCCGTCCAGATGCCCGCGAACTCCTACCTCGAAGTCCCCGATCGGTTCGTCCAGTGCGCCATTCGTGGCTACTGGGCGGCGGCCAACGGCGCGGCGCGCGTCACGGTGGGCTGACCGATGCCTCTATACCTTCCGCCCTCGTCCAGCTCGATCGGCTTGCCGCTCGGCCTCACCGGGGCCACGGCGGCGACCCGGTACGTCGGGGGGGCGACCAGTGGGCCGCCTGCCTCCGGCACGTTCGCCGTTGGTGACTTTGTGATCGCGCAGAACGGGCGAGTGTGGGTTTGCATCACGGCAGGATCACCGGGGACATGGGTCGACGCCGCGCAGCCTCTGGGCGCGCTGGCCGTGGGGCAGGAGTCCCTGCCGAGAGCAGTGCTCTCGGCAGGGAGCGTCCCCTGCGTGGCCAGTGAACTGGCCTTGACATACTTCACCGCGACTCGCGCTGAAACGTGTACGCAGATCGAGATGTGGACGGCCGACACCGCGGCCGCGCCCACGCCGTCGCTCTGCCGGATGGGGC